TATAATTATTTATTATATTATATTATATTATATTACACTATATTATATAATTATATATATTATATATTGTTAATTGTCGGTTTGAGCAACCACCTAAAAAACTATTGTAAAAAATGTGTATTTTTACATTTAAATCATCTCCTTAGTTACAAAATATAAACTCTGTCCATCACAACAATTGCAAAATTAGCTTTTTCTACTTTTTTGCCTGTTTCACAAACAACAAAACCGTCATATTTATATGGATTATACACCACACGTTTATAGCCTTGTGATTCAATTAAGTCATAAATTGCTTGTATGTCATCTCCGTTTCTCATGTCACCATACAAAATTTTCCCACAAACATAAGCATGTACGTTTTTTCTTCTTTCTTGTAATACCCTTTGTCGCCCTTTTTCATTAACTTCAAAAGTTACATCAGTAAGCTCTACATATTGAGCGTATCCGTTCACCAGTCCGTCTTTAACGATTGATAAACAATCGTTATTTAAATTTCTATAAACCTTAACGTTGTCACCTTCTTTGATTAATCTCCCATTTCTTGGAATAATATGTTCTAATGTTAGCCCAACATGCCCAAAATACTTTTTGACTATTTCGTTATCTTTCATTCTCATTGTCATTATTTTGTTCCCCCATCCTTTTTATTAAAAAATATTTAAATTCAAATAAAAATAACTATCACAATATAAAAAATGATGCCACATATTCATATTGATTATATTGTTCATTTCGGTCAAATAAATGAGCGTACTTAAAACCTTTTTTAATAGCTTCCTGTTTATTTTCTTTATTAAATTCAACCAAATCAAAACTGATATCTTCAAAATCATAAATCTTTTCAATTCTCCATACCGATTCATTTGAGAAAATCGCCATCATTTTTTTATTCCTCCTTATTATTGTTAACTTTTGTTATAATTGCAATCCCTCTGTTTAGATTAGAGGGATTGTTTTATCTTTAACTACTCCCATAATCTGTTTTGATAGTTTACATGTTTCTTCATTCCTTACGTCAAAACAGCCTTTGTCGTACATTTCAGCCCAGCCTTCTACACATTGAATAAATAATCTAAAAACAGATTGTTGTAATGTTTTATGCTCTGACAAAAGTGTATCAACAAACTCTTGTTCTGTAATACTATAGCTACTATTGACAAAATCAGACAATTCTTGGGCTACATCTTTTCCACTTGTACGCTTAGTAAATTCTTTATAAGATATGTTTTCCATTAATTCAATTAAATCTTTTAATTCAATAGATGTCTCATTATTTTGTAGTTTATTCTCAATTTCTTCTCTTAATTTCAAAAACGCTTTTCCTTTTTTAATCATTTTATCATCTCCTTTTGTTCTTTACATATATTATATCATGACTTTTCTCTTTTGTCAACAGATTTAATAACAAAAATTAAGAACTTTTCGGGGCAAACGCCCCGATTAAATACGGTCAATTGCTTCCTCAATATATTCTGCAAACTCTTCAACCTCATCTATTTCGTTACCTATCTCTTCTAAGTTATCTTCATCTTGCTCGTTCTTCAATTCTTCTCTAAGCTCTTCTAAACGCTTTTCAAACTCATCTAATTTATCTTGTAATACAGATTTAAACACACTTATAATTTCACTGCTTAAATCATTTCTATAAGTGAAAAACGCTTGTGTTTTAATAGCTTCAATAGGCTCTTGACCTTCCCATAATCCAGAATCAGTTTCAACATTGTCTGACTGCTCTAAGATTTCTGCACTATCTGTTAGGTCTACATAAATGAAATCATTATCTACCCACTTATGCACACGATAGTCATTGACAAATTCATACACATCTGTATATCCGTTTCTGATTTCATCTAATAAATCATCCTCATATTCATCAACAAAACTTCTTGCCTCATTATTGATATATTCTTTGTAATTTGCAAATTGACCCACTCAAATCATCTCCCTTTATGCTTCTAATTATATTATACTACATTTTCACTTTTGTTGTCAATAGATTTTTACTGAATCACAACTATAATTTTCTTATCTTTACTATTATTTTTCACAACTATCATTTTAGCTGTTTTAATAGGTCTGTTATAAATCACATGCTTTCCATTCTGATATACAACATCTTTTGCGTAATCATCGATTAAAATATCTGTCGCTTCACCTAAATAACGACCATTGACGCTACCGTCATTCCTAAAATTTATATTTTTCATATAGATGAAATAATCTGTATCATGACTTAATACAATTTTGTCGCCATCTAAAACATCATAACCAATTAAATCACCATTGTTATATACAGGCTTAATGTTATACCTTCTGTTTCTAATCATTTAACCATCTCCTTATTGTTTAAATATATTTTATCATAATAATCATTTTTTGTCAAGCGATTTAGGAAGGTTTTTCACCTTCTTAAATCGCTCTGTTCAACTGTTTAATTAAGCTTTTCATCGATTCTCTTGATAGTATAATCTCTTGATTTCCTTGTTCTATAACTATATCTGCTCCAACATCATATACATACACATCACCATTTAAGTCCGTTTCTTCTGCCCAAACATACTCATCCTCAAAAATATCTTCATAATAATTGTAATTGCTTTTATAATACCAAGATTTTACCCATTTGTTTTCTCTAGGTACTGGTTCGAAAGTCTTATAGAATTGATTGATTACAGCAATTGTTTGAAGAATTAATCTTACTGTATATCTCATGTCTTTTAATGAAGCGTATTCGTTTACTGTGTGTTCGTTCATATAACCTGCTGATAGGTTGATTGAGTTAACTCCATGTCCTGCAAAAACCATAGCGTCAGAAATACCGCCCTCAACAGCTTTCCAATCCATATCAGCCATTTTAGATACATCTTCCATGAAATACCCTACCGAATCGCTACAAAACGCCATTCCACAACCTACAACAATATCACGATTACCTCTACGGTCAACTACGATAGCTAAATCTGTGTCATTAGCATACCAATCTGGATTAATCTTTCCTGCTCCAACACATCCGATTTCTTCCTCACGACTAAATGCTACCTTGATGTGTCCATTGAAATTTAATTTATTTAAGTTTCTTAACACTGTAAGTATGATTGCAATGCCACCTCTGTCATCGGCACCTAAAGCTCCCTTATTTGACATAATAATTCCATCTTCAGTTTCAATTAGCTCTCTGTCTGCTAACACTCCTTTTACTGTGTCCATATGAGCGGATAAGAGAACAGTTGCACCATTGCCATCACCACACTTCTTGTCTGCAAGTAGATTTCCATAATCATCAACCTTTACAGTATCCATTAATTCAGTTAGAATTGGTTTCAGATAGTCTCTTACAGGCTTTTCGTTTCCACTTGTTCCATGAATGTTCAGTAACTCTATAAATTGTTTTCTCATTAATTTCATTAGCATCTCCTCCTTAATTAACGTTTTTGTCTCAATCTCATATATTTATTGTATCATTATTTTTATCTTTTGTCAAGAGATTCATGTTTTTTATTTAAATATAGTATAACATACCAATAATCTTTTGTCAACAGATTTTGCAAACATTAATTAGGGGTGTTTCCACCCCTCAATTTAACTCATCTATCTCTTCTTTTATTATTCTTTTTAATTTCTCAACAGCTCGCTATTGATTTTTACATATTCTTCAAAATGCTGTCTAGCCTGTTCTGGTGTCCATTCATTAGCAGGTTTACAAAATCCCTTGTTAATTAACTCCCTTGCTGTCCTTACATATAAGCCTTGCAATCTCCAAACTACACCATCATTGATTAAATGCTGGAAACCTTCAACTATTTCTGCTTCACTAATATATCCACCTTCAAAACCCATCACGAAATCAACTACATCAAACTTTTTATTTGCCATTCAAATCATCCCCTTTATTGTTTATATTTTAATTATATCACATTATCCGTCTTATGTCAATAGATTTAATTAAATAAAAAATTCACATTATACTTTTTTATTTTTTCATCAACCCCATCTTCTTCAATTGATTTACCTATATTATACACTATTTTATTTCTGTTATCAAGTGATTTAATAAACTTTTTATTTTATAAAATAGTTATTTTATAAAGTAATTGTAGCTAGAATACCCCTAAGACCATTCATTTTGCTCCACAAACCGTTTTTTTAAAAATCGAGGGGGTTTATACCCATCGATTTTTAAAAGCCTTTAAATCGCCTTATTTTGCTTAATTGATTGTATCATTCCTTTTTTAACACTCTATTTCGTATAAGTGCTTTATAAATCTGTCGTGACTGCTAAACCATTCTTTACTTTCTAAAATCTTCCTATTGTTGATAGAAGCTTTTTGATACATAACTGCCATCTTCTGCTAAAATCAGCTTTTGCACATCTACAATCGCATCTTCTGTTCCTGATTCAAATACTACTGTAATAATATCTCCTTCTTTAAGGTCTACATTATCATACTTTTTAGATAGTACAATACCACCATCATTATCTAATCCTAAACCGTTGATTTCATCTCCGATTACTTCTGTTATTCTATAAGTAAAGAAATCATATTCATCAGCGTATAGTGTATTTTCTTTAATCATATTAGTTGCTTCAACAGCCTTCATATTCTTTTTAACTACTTCATCAATGTTGTCAACTGCATAAGTATCATAATGATTATTAGCAAATACCATAACTCCTGCGAAAATTGCCAATCCTGCTAATACTGTACCTAAAATTCTTCTCATCATAGAACATCTCTCCTTTTTAATTTTCATTTCATTTTCTTTTCTTTAAATACATTATATCATTTATTAAATCTTTTGTCAAGAGATTTTGTGAGAAAATTTTACCCTCAAAAGAGGGTAAAATTTATATTACACTAAAACCTCCAATTCTTCTGCAATTTGTCTTACTGTTTCTTCATAAGCCATCCATGACATATGGTTTTTAAAATCATTTTCACCGATATATTCAAGCATATCAATTCCTTGCTTTAATAGGTCAAGTCTAAGTTCTTCAATCTCTTCATAGTGGTAGTCATAAAATTTATGCGTATCATGATAGTAAATCAACCCATTAACTATTCCGCTAACACAACCATGATGCAAAACGTCTTTCATATATTGTACAACATTCTCTTTGTCTAAAATATCGCTAATAACATATCTGATTAGAGCGTTTTCCTCATTGTTTAATCGTTCTGCAAGTTTTTTTCTAATTTCATTATTCATAAATAAATACCTCCAATAATTATTTGATAGTTTTATTTTAACATAATATCAAGAAATTCATACTTAATTTAACTCAATGCTTTTCATTATCTTCTATTTATGTTTATTTTGTGTTTTGTTGAGATAGTGAGGGGATTATCCCTCAACTATCTCTCTGCTTTTGTGGTTAGGTATTAGTTTGCTATATAGGTAATTCAATTCTCTTTTTGGGATTTTTGATTCGTCTACTATGATTATGCATGTATTTCGTTTTTCACCTTTTTCAAATTTGATTGCTCCGTTATTTACGAACATTCCCATTTGCCAAGCGATTCTACCTTGTATTGCGTTGTTTCCTTTAAATTTTCTTATCATCTTCATTTCCCCTTTCCTTAACTTTCTATATATAGTATAACATACCAATAATCTTTTGTCAACAGATTTTATGAAACTTTTTCATCTTTATTCGACATTCTCAAATAAAAATGGTAAATACTTTTTCAACAATCGTCTAGTTGGCTTAAAATGTAGAATAAAAGCTGATACAAGACCTACACCTATAAACCATGTCAGAATGATTATACCTCTTATAATAGCCCATACTAAATCGTATCCACCGTAATACATTAAATATCTCTCCCTTCATATTACTTATAAGTATACCAAATTATCATTCTTTTGTCAAGAGATCTTAATGAATTATTTTCGAAAAACTGATTATATATGTAAGAGATACAGCATAACTTATAGCATTACGAACGATATCCTCATTATAACTGTCCACAATCTTCATCACTTCATCTACAATCCTTTTTGCTTCAACTTTAGATATCCCATGCTTAATCAGTCTTTTAATCTCTTTTTTAGCTAAAATTTCATTAATCATGTTTAAATCTCTCCTTTTTTGTTTTCTTAGTACATTATATGTACTTATATGATTATTATTACTATTTGTAAAGAGATTTAAACATGATTTTTGATAAAATTTTGCTCTCTAAAGAGGATTATTACACCTCTCAAAGTTCTTTTGTACCAATCGGAATGTTAGTTACTATATTGATGTGAATTGCTCCATATTTATCTCTAATTGCTTGAATTAGCTTATTTTGAATTGTTGTTGTTGATTTACTGTATTTAGTCATATTTACTTTAAAACCTCTGAAATATCCATTTATTTCAGTTCTTTCAGCTATACAAGTGTCGTAATTGTATAATCTTGTCCCAGAATCATGTTGTTTAATATGAAGATTTTTAGTTTTTACGTTGTCATCACCATTTACGAATGCTATTAATACATCAATGTTTTTTGCCATCTGAACATCTCCTCCTTTTCTTATTGTATCTTTATTTTAACATATATTATTTCTTTTGTCAAGATATTTTATGAAACTTTTTTAATTATTTTATCAATGTTTGCAACAACTCATCGGATCTGCGATTCATTTCTTGAATTGCTTCAACTAAGCTGTCTTTGCTACCGATAACATAGTATCTGTTTTTTCCTTGCTTTTTTGTTTGAATTAAGTATGATTTTAACCATCTACCGCCATTGTTTTTGACAACTCTGAATACATCGCCATTTTTCAAAACTCTTTTATTCGTCATTGCCATTTTACCATCCACCTTTTATTATCTTCATTTATAAGTATAACAGATTTAATTTCTGTTATCAACAGATTTATGGATATTATTTTATAATTTTTATTCCGTATGTAAGAGTCAATGCATAATCAATCGCTCTAGTCAAATCGCCATTCGTAACGCTCATTGCCACCTCTACAATCTCTTTTGCAACCTCTTTAGATACTCCATACTTCATAATCTTTTTGACCTCTCTATAAGCCTGTAACTCATTCATGTTATCGTTCTCCTTTTGTGTTTTTCTTATTGTCACACTATATTATATGACGGTTATATTATTATTATTATTATTATTATTATTATTATTATTAACACTTATGGAAAATTTAAACACAAAAAGAGAAAAATAGGCTCACCATAAGATGAGCCATCAATTAATTTAATTCAATTTTACCTGTTTCTGTGCCAAAAAATCCTGTCTGCACTTGAAGTATCAGTGGTTTTCCAATCATATCACTCGGAATATCGAAAACTACTTTTCCACTCATGGAAACATCTGGATTTAATTGTGTCAATAGAAATTCTACCTGTTCATTTGCATAGATTGAAGCTGTTCCATCAGATTCATATTCTTTACCATCTGCCAATAATTTGAAGAAACTAGAATCAATAGTAATAGCTTCTTTACCTCTATTTGTAACAGTAGTTTCAAGAATCAAATATTTACCTTTTGCATTTTGTCCAAACTCTCCACCGACATTTGTTGCTTCTGTCCGTTTTGTGATTTTAAATTCAACGTCACCAACTTTGAGTGTATCACCGATTTTGGCTACCTTCTCTTCCTTCTTAGGCTCCGCTTTTGGCTCTGCATCTGTTGTATCCTGTTTTGCTACATCCTCTGTTTTAGGTGCTGTTGTGGTTGTTGTATCATCCCCTTCACCAAACATTGCTCCAACTACTCCAAGTATAATCAAAGCCAATACACCAATACCAACAAATTTAAAGAATTTTTTCATCAAACATCTCTCCTTTTAATATATTTTTCATTTAATGTGTGACACGTGATAAATTGTGTCAGAACTTTTCTATAATCTCCAAAGAGGATTTTACACCTCTTTAGAGAACTCTTCGTAGTTTAGGTTAAATACGCTGTTTTGAGCCTTTTCAACGCTCTTTTTTATATTTTGAAATAATGTCTCAATTCTTAGATGTTTAGCGATACGCTTATAAACATATCCATTTTTAGTTTTCCAACGTAAGACTAGGCGTACAGCGTCATCTCCATGCTCTCTAACGTAATCTGTTTTTATATCAATACTAGAATAAATCAGAATGTCTACTGCACGATTTCGAGTTGAGATTGAATAAACTCTTTCCCAAGTATCATTTCCTTCTGCTATGTATTCCTTTGTGATATCTTTCATGAATCCTAATCTGTTTTCAATTAATAAATTGCGAACTCCCCATTCAAACCATTTTTTACTAAATTTAACATATTTTCTTGTCATTTAAAATCATCCTCCCTTAACTTTCTGTAATAAGTATAACACATATACATATCTTTTGTCAATAGATTTTATAAAAATATTTTGGGGGAATTTAACCCCCCCTAATTATAAACTTTCACCGTATCTTCATATAGAATATAGTCGCCATCATCTACATTGATATAGCACTTATCACCATCTAGCCTAGAATCAGAGTAAAATTCGATAAAGTATTCGATTTGATGTTCTTCATTGTTACAACTATCTAAAACTTGTGTAAAACGCTTTGTAACTAAATTTGCAAGCTCATCTGCAACTTCCTCTAGCTCATCTTTTAGCTCATAATACTCATCAGAATACATTTCTGCATTTCTACATTTCTCTCTTAACTCTAGAGCTTCTTTAAGTTTTGATTTATCATTATCTGTTAAAATAGGGATAGCTCTCTCAACATCATCTAAGGCTTCAATAAACTTATCGGGGTCGCTTACGCTAATATAGTTGCGATTGTATATACCTATGCTCCAATCTCTCAATCCATCTTCTAAATAGTTTAATTGCTCACTGATATAGTGCATTTCAGTTTCAACCATATCCTCATAGATATCATTTCTCAGCTTTTGATTAGCATGAAATACCTTTATTAATTCCTCATTGTTTAAATCCTTTAAATATTTTTTAGTCATACAATCATCTCCTTTTTTTATCGTTAAATATATTATAACGCATTTAATTTCTTTTGTCAACAGATTTTTAAAAGAATTTTAGGGAATTTTCTTTCCCTAATTATGCTACCTCTTTAATCATTCTTATGTATTGTCTTAAAACTTCACCTGTCCACCTTTGAGCACTGCGATAACCAGTATTATCATAATCTAGGCAATCTCCACATCCATGTTTTTTGAAAAATCCGACATCAATGATTTTTATGTTTCCTTTTATATCAATCATTACATTTGATTCGTGAAGGTCGTATGGACTGTAACCTAATTTCAAAATATCGATTAGTGCATTTTCCCATTGGTCAAGGATGCTCTCATTTACATTATAAGGATTTCCATAGATATTTACATAATCCCTAACCGTTTTCCCTACTATCCTTTCAACAATCAGCAATCTGTCTTCAATTACTGCGTATAATGTAGGAATGCTGTCTAAATGACTAATTTCTTTTAAAACTTCCACATCATTATTGCAGGCATCATCCGTATCATCGTAAATGTATTTTATTGCATATTTTCCATAAGCGAATACATGACCGCAACTACCGCTACCGATTTCTTCTAATTTGTATAAATTTCTTGTTTCATACAGATTTAAGATATGATTTAAGACTGTTTTGGGTATGGGGTTGATGATTTCTGTTTTAATTTCAGTTTTTAAAATTGTTAGTCTCTCCTGTTTTGCCATTCCCCAAGATTCTATTAACTCCTTTTCTAACAATTCAGTATTAAACATTAACATCTCTCCCTTTTTGTTTTTCTTCAATTTTCCGATTATGTCTCTCCTTTGTTGAACTAATTTCATTATACTATTATTTTTTGCGTTTGTCAACAGATTTTTGAATAATTTTTATAAAATCGTTTTAATTTTCGATTTTGAACCTAAAATTGACTTTTGATCAAATTTTTCGTGGTCAATTTAATTTTGCTTTCTGTTTTGTATATTGGGGGTATACCTATTTGATTTTTTGAGCCAATCCTAGATTTGAAGCAGTTTTCGCCTTCCTCTTTAAAATATTGGGGGTGGGTCAATTTAATTTTCTGATTTCATTGTAGATTTGCTTTCAGTTTTGGCGTTCCTCTTTAAAATAAAAATACCGAAAAATGGGGGGTAGGGTCATTCAAAAATTTAAGCGATTTTTAAAATTGAAACGCTTTTGGCGTAAGTGGATTAATATTTGATAAAATCGATATTTTATAAAGAAAATGAGTGGTGTATAATATGCTCTATTGAGCGTATTCCTAGAATTGACTTTCTTTTGAGTCTACCTAATTTATCCTTATTTAGGCTATTTATCGCTATTTTAAGCATATTTTATGCTCCATAGGGGGCGACCCATTCCAATATGAATAGAAACGCTAGAAATAGCTTTCTTTTCTGCCTACCGATTCAATTTAATCAAATTAGACGAAAATATTTAATTTAAACTAAATTCGATTATTTCATCTAACTGTAGAATTGAAACGCTTTTAAGCCTACCGACTGTTCGGTACCATTATATATATGTATAATATATGTACAATATATGTATAATAATAGAGATATTACGATAATCCATAATATCTATTCGCTTTTATGATTAAATCGAATGGTGAAAATCAAGCCATATTTTACCATTTTCTCTATCCTTATAGATAACGAATAGACGCTTACCACACTATTTAATCAATATCGTTTTATCATTACAACCACCATATACATGACCAAAGATTTTGAAACGTTATTTACAGTTTGGAATAGCTTCATATCCTTTGTAAGCAGATATTCGATTTAATGCACGTTTCAGAAAGTCTGTATCACCTTCACTCGCTCTCTTGATTTCTTCTTTTAATATTATAGCCATTCCTTTATGAAGGTTGACAACTGATTTAATATCGTTATATAATATAATTGCTTCCACCGTTAATATCATCTCTCTTTCTGTTTTTGGTATGGAACTTCCGATGAGCAGGCAAGTCTTAAATTAGGCTGTCTGCTCCTTCCTAATATCGTAAACATATTTAATCTTGTTCAAAATTTTTTTAGTCCTAATGCTTTATAATAAGCAGGTTTTGAACGTTCGTGATTGAGTAGTCATATTCAGTAATATTCATGATAAATTGATTTGGATAACGTCCTGCGATTGCTGTATCATGGATAATTATTTTATCATTATCAACATCAATATACAATCATTTTGATTTCTAACCACCTAACCAATTTACAAAATCGTAAATTATATAAATGTTTTATGTCATCACTTCATCTCTTTTTATTTGTTGATTCTAATACAGCATTTCAATAATCATTTATCAGGCGACTTTTAAAAATTTGCTAAAAAATTTCTTTTCTTGTTATATACAATAAGATATTTTCTTAACCAAAAAATCATAGAAACCAATCCCATTTTAAGCAATATTTCAAGTTCGCTGTTAATAATATGATTTTCAGCAACTTTTTTGAACGCCTGTTAATATATAGTTAGCAATTTTTCGATGTCGCTGTTAATATAAAAGAGAATCACGTTCGAACGATTGTTCGGTTTTTAGCAATTTTTCGGCTCGCCTGTTAATATAATATATAAAAAATTTTTCGTGATATATACACATTACCAGCAATATTTGAGGTTCGCTGTTAATAGTATATAAAAAATTTTTCCTAACATTTTCAGATTATCTATCAGACGATTCAAGAATACTTTAACGCTTCACCGCATTAAAGTTTAGAACTTCACAGCGTTAAAGCGTTAAAGTTTTAAAGCGTTAAAGCGTTAAACTGAAAAATTGATTCGAATAGTCGGTTTTATTCTTTACCATATTAAAGCATTGAAGCGTCACCACTTTAATAAATTAAAGCATTAAAGTATTCATGCTTTACTTCATTAAAGCATAAAAGCGTTAAAGTGTCATAACGTTAATGCTTTACTTCATTAAATAGTTAATATACTAATACTATAATACATTAATACTGTAATACGTTAATACTTTAATATACTAAAGCGTTAATACTTTAATACTGTAATGCTTTATCAAGTTAAAGCGTTGGTGCTTTAGTGCACTAAAGCGTTAATTCGTTACCACTTTAATACGTTAAAGTATTAATACTTCACCACGTTAAAGCGTTAATAGGTTAATACTTTAATACTTTAATTGATTAAAGAGTTAAAGTTTTAAAGCATTAATACTGCATTACTTTAATGCGTTAAAGCGTTAATATTATAAAATTTTAATACTTTAATAGAGTAAAGCGTTGAAGCATTAATACTTTAATTGATTAAAGCGTTAAAGTGATGAAGACTTTAGTAAACTAAAGCGTTAAAGCGTTAAACCGACAAAACTACTATACTTTATTAAATTAAAGCGTTAAAGTGTAAAACAGAGTGGATTAGTCGCTTTATTAAATTAAAGCGTTAAAGCAGTAAAGAATCATAAAAATTCCCGTTTGTCAAGAAAAAAATAAAATATACATGAAATGTATACGACTTTTTCCTAAAAAATGGATATGAAAGCGCTTTCTTCTCAATTAGATGAAAAAAAGAGCTTTAAATGAGAAAATGGTGAAAATGTAAGCGTTTTCAGTTTGGGAAATAACTTAATTTCCTATGAAAACATGTATAAAAAATGTATAGAGTGAATAAAGGCATAAAATGAAAGTCCTTATATATCAACGTTTATACAAACTAAAATGTATAATATACATGAATATACTCAAAAATAACTTATTTTTATACATAACCTTGCATAAAATTGCTAGATTAGAATTATTATTAATAGCGTCAAAAATGAAAAGGAATGGTAACATACCAGAAAAGGAAAAAACGTCTTATAAGCTAAATATGAGCGTCTGAAGCTATCAAGTATTTTTACTTTACAGCATAACATGGATTTTTTGGGCATCATTGAAAAGTCAAGAAAAAAATTTTAAAAAATGAAAATAAATATCTTGACTTTTCCTTTTTTATATGATATTTAAAAAACACTTTACTCTGCTAAAGCGTTAAAGTATGCTTTTTTTATATATAATAGAAGAAACTGAATGCATGAATAATGCATAACTATTTCCTGCATATTATGTATATTTCCCAAAAAAATCGTTGAAAAGCCTTATATATCAACGTTTTCTATACCTATGAGGGTATATCATAAAAAATAGGAAAAATGAATAAATATACACAATATACATTAAAAAACTGTATATTTTTTTGCATTTTCACAAAGTTTTTTTCTGAGATGCCTTAAAAAGCCCGTCATATCAACGTTTTGAGCAAAAAAATATTTTTAAAAAAATTTTTTTCACAATGTATAAATGTAAGCGTTTTCATACATATTTTTTATGCAATTTATACATTTTTTATGCAATATACATGAATATTCATGAATATGTAAGCGTTTTCATACATTGACCAAAAATCAAAAATAGTCTAAACCTTGATATATCAAGGTTTTTAGAGTATCGTTTGACAAAGTCCTTTATACATTAGTATACTTGAATTAAGTTAACAAGCAAAGAGCTTCTAAAAATTTTATAAAAGGGAGGGGAGGCAGTGAAAGAGTATATATTTGTAAACTTTAAAACTGGAGAAATAATTGTTGTCGAATCAATTAATGAAAATGAAGCATTAAAGCAGGCTAAAAAAACTTTTGGAGAAAAGCACATGGCAAATTTTGAAGGCAGTTTTAATGACTTAAAAGCAGTCAAAAATGAAGCAAAGCAACGCAAACAAACATTATAAGAGATAGGGAGGAAGAAAGTTAATGAAGAAACATGATCGATTAAGCAGTGTAAAACTTAAAAAATATGAAGCAGATAAAAGAAATATCTTTCCAGATTGTTTAATATTAGAAGATAGCGGAGAGTGGTTGACGCTATACGCAACAACAAAAAGCATGGAGAACATAGAAATAATGGTTGAAAGAGCAGCTATTTTAAAAAAATATCAATAAACACAAAAAATAATCATATATAAAAGAAGGGAGAAAACGTAAATGATGACATTTGAAGCACTACAAAATAAAACAATGCTAACTAATAAAGTTAGTATTTATATCCCTAGCAAAATTAATATAAGTAAAATTAATATAAAGACAATAGATAACAGCGAATATGTTGAAGCAGTTATGAAAAAAATGTCTTTACTGTTTGGCGGTGCTACTGCTTACAATGCAAGCGGTGCATGGATGAGTGAAGAAAAGGGGCTAATTATTGAAAATGTTACAATAATTTACAGCTACTGTGACGGTTTAAAGAATGAAGAGATCGACAAAGTAATTAATATATGCGAATGGCTTAAAAACGAATTACAACAAGAAGCAGTAAGTTTAGAAGTAAATGGTAAGCTGTATTTCATTTAATTAATTAAAATGTTTCACGTGAAACAATTGCACAAAAAATAATTATTTAGATTGTTTCACGTGAAACGCATGAAACGCAAAAAATAATAATAAAAATAAAATGGAGGAACAAAAAAATGAAAAAAGTTGAAGAGATCAAAAATATTATACTTGAAAATGACTTTGAAGAGGCGCAAAGAATTTTAGACATTGGAGAATATACAAAAAATTTTGATTCTGAATATCTATATAATGAAAGAGAAGAAAGCGAAAACTTTAACCGTATTTTTAAAGTCAAAGTTGAGAGAACAGATGATTATAAAAGATTTTTAACAATAATGGAATCAGAAAAGAGAGCATATATTCAAAAAGAAAAAAATAAAGTGTATCCACTTTATGAAAGAGGTTTGGTTACTAGAAGTGAAGCATTGAAGCTTTTTAGTAAAATAGAGAATGAAGCTTTAGAAAGTAAGTTATCAAAATTTAGTGTAACATTTGAAGAATGGAAGAGTAACAAGTTAAAAAATGGTCAAAGACTAGGAAAAGCACTGAGAAAAGCAGGATTTTCAAAAGAATTGCTAGACTTTTACAGTGAGCAGGTAAAAACAGAAAAAGAGATATTTTTAACAATTACAGATAAAGTGCAATATATCGCTGGTATGAGTTATTATAGTAATATGGAATGGGATGGCATGAACGGTAGTTCATGTCAAGACCCAAGACATGGCGGGAGTTACTCAAAACACTTAGCGGGTTCGTTACATGACGATAAGCTATATGTTGGCTTACTTCATGAAAGTTTGGACGACTTACAAGATATGGAAGAAAAATTGTTGGGAAGAGTAGTTTTGAGATTGCTTGAAGACTTTGAAGGCAAAGAATCAATTCTTGTTGCTACAAGATATTATGGCAACAATGAAACAAAAAGCTTACTGCATGAAGCACTAAAACAGATAGAGTCAATAGCTCCAATTTATAGCAATGACGCTTTAGGTTATGAAAGATATAAAGAAACAGCTAATGGATATGTTAACGTTGAAACCATTAAAGACATTCATATCTATGAGAATAGAATTGAATATATTGACATAGAGTGTCCGTTATGTAATGGTGATGGTGATATATACGGATACGATGAACAAGACAATGAATATAGTGTGTGCTGCCCACACTGTGAAGGTAGTGGAACAGTAGAAATAGAGCATGAAGTATATGTTGATGAATGGGTAGAAATAGAGCTTGAGGATGAGGTATTACCTTATAATGAGGACTATATTCATAATGGATATTCTATAGAAATAGATTTAAATAAGGAATATATAATTGATAAAATGGAAGAAAGAGAGCATGGGAATGTAAAAGAAGGCGTTTAATTGCCTTCTTTTTTTATGCTCTTTTTTGTTTTTTTGTGTTCTTTTTTTTGTTCTTTTTTGATTACTGGAAAGGAAAGAGGGTTAACGGATAAACGATTTTTTGCAGTTTGGAGAAAAGGGATTGGATAAAGATTGGAGGAAGTTTGATTTTTTTTTTTTTTTTTTTTTAGTGTATGTATTTTAGAGCGTGAAGCGCTTTAGCGGTTTAATTCTTTAGTGAGTAAAGAAAGAGGGATTGCCGGACTTGGCGAACATGTTAAATATATAAAAACGTATGTCTTCAAAACAAATAATTCATATGTAAAGTTTTTTTCTTTACACTGCAATCAGATTGGATGATAAAATGCTTTAGTCCTTTAGTATGCTAAAGCGTTAAAGGGAGGGAGGTTGGCAATCCTTAATAATACTTTATAATTTATGATAAAGCGATCAAGTAACCCATAACAGATATTATGGGGGTACTTTTTACCATTTTATAACGGTTATTATTCTCAGAACCCCAGAGCTCTCCCATCCCCACACTCTGACCTCATTTTCGACTCTCACCTTTTCAAAATCCTAAATACCTCATAATTACCCATAAAATCCTCAAAAGTACCACATAATTCATACGTAAAAATCCACTCAATAAAGCATATTCTTAATTATCCACTTTATCCACAAGTTATCCCCAAGCTATCCCCAAATTATTAAAGAATCCTCTCTATAAAGTACATTCTTCCGTATATACATAGGGGGCATACTTTCAACATTTCTCAACAAAGTACCTAAAATATGCTCTATACAGGCTATTTTAAGCAGGTAAAAAATATACCCTTACCGTATATCAAAAAAACTAGAATTACTAATTTTTCCCGCCCTTTCATCACAATAACTAAAATAAAATATATAAAATATATCGTAATAAGCTTCGTAATTAAACAAAACCAACACAAAAATGAATCCAAACACATTTTTACATCATATTTCTACCTCATAATCCTTTGACAAAATTCATATATAATAATATAATACACTTAAAAGGAGATGATATTCATGAATAACAAAACCTATCAAAAGTTAGATAAGATAGTATTAACTGAATCCCAATTAAAAGAGATTTCTAAATGGGTGGCATTACAAAAATTTGAAACAATCGACCTTCCATTAAAAGAATGTTTTGTCATTGTCAATGATATAAAATACGAACACATCAACTTAGAATCGGATATGGGTATCTATTTTAAGTCAGATAATAACGTAATAACGATTGTTCAATATGATATGAAGGATTTCTCGCCACTGTTTTCAGCTAAAATAACTGAATCCTTCTTTTCAGATGATGATTTTGAACTTACTGTATTTTCTAAGTATATAAAAATGTTTAGTAGAGAATACCACAAGAAAGTAGCATTAACCACTATTCTTATTGTATTTGATATATTTCAATATATGACGCACAAACAAGACCATGTAGTACAAGATAAGACCAACAAGGTAATTAAAAAGAAAAAGAAGGGTAAGACTACATCTCGCAACAAGAAATCAAACTACGTCAAAATACACTCTAAAAAGTATACTTTTGACTTTAACAAAAAACCAACAGGAATAAAATATAAACGACACGTGGAATCATGGACTGTAAGGGGTCATTGGAGATATTATAAGAAAACAGGTAAGAAAGTATGGATAAATAGTTATGTCAAAGGGAGAGGTAATATAAAAGGGAAGGTTTACAAAATATAATAGACACTCATTTCGAGTGTCTCCCAACTATTTACCTTTTCCTCTTAAATCTTTCTCAATCTTTTTGAATAAATCTTCTGCACCATTATTTTTATTATTAATCTCTGCTTTTACTTTTTTAATTAATCGATTAATTAATGACAGCATAAAAGAAATGAATAATATAAATGATACAAGGATGTTTAACCACCAAATAATTGTTGGCAACAATATTAGCCACCAACTCCAAGTAATAACACCAACTAGCTTTAATATAACAAATACGATAGTTAATAAATTAAGCAATCCTACATTAATCTTCAAGTTATTATCCCTCCTATGTTATTCTTGAAAGTCCAATGGATTCTCAAATATTTCTCTTTGTCGCTATTTTTTATAAGTAGATGGCATTTTTCCTTATCTTCACTATAAAACAACGTTTCATTTGTTCTAATATCGTAAACATGGAATATCATTTCCTTAACCACCTATTAGATTTTTGAAATTCTCAGCATTTCTTGACAAGTAATCCATAAGCAACATAAAGCGACTAGCATTATAATTTCCTGCATATCCAACAGCTAACTCTGCTTTTACAAAATCATCCAACCTATTCCAATTTGCAACAACATTCATAATATCTCCAAATCTCAATCTTTTTACATGATTTAAAAACTTATGAATATGAACATAATTTTCTGTAGGCTCTCCATCTTCATCTCTAGACATTTCAATCATTCCATTAACTAAATCATTATTAATAATGTTGTTCCAAAACTTCATATTAGCAATAATTTCAATATCTTCAATATCACTAATGTCTCCCATGATGTCGCCACCAACAATAGTGATACCTTCTTTAATTCCTTTTTCTTTTAGTTCTGATATGTATTTCATTACCATTTCAAGAGATTTTTCCATACCTTTCAATCCAAAATATTCAAATCTGGTAGCTTTACTTTTATCTCTGGTTAGCAATACACCATCTTTTTCGATATTTCCTGCTAGGTAAGAATCACCCTTGCCTTGATGGTTTTTAATCTTAATGATATAATATGATTTAATAACGACTTTACTCATGGTTTACATTTTTCCTTTCTACACCTTGTTTTTACGATTGCGAGTACGCTCTTCAAGCCACATTTTAGCTTCTTGTAATTTAGTAATCGCTAAATCATTCTCACGACAATGAAATTTTCCTTTCTGAAACCCTTGTAATCTTTCAATTAATACTTCAATTACATCTTCAATTTGTGCTCCATTGACACCATTCTCTAATACAGTACCTTCTTGGAATTTAATATTGATGAAATCTCTAGGTTCTTTAAGTTCTATAACTTCCGCTTCTTCCACTAAAGATAGGTCTGCTTCCATAAATAACTCTTCTTTAAATTTTTGACCTTCAAAACCATCAAAATCTAATTCATATGGATAAGACCAATCTTCATCAATGTCAACAATAGTTCCGATAGAATTATAGGATTCTAAGCTTTTGTTAATCACTCTAACTTTGTCGCCAATCTTAAACCTCATTGCCCTCACCTTGCTCTTCTAATTCTTTTTGCTCTTCTAATTCTTTCTCTAACGCTTCAACATCAATTCCTAAGTCAAACTCCATTTCTTCTTCTGTTTTTACAGTTTTAATGTCAACTGTATAGCCATTCATTAGTAATTTCATACGGATTTGACCAATTTTTTCTAATGGGAATGTACTAATATCTAAAGCGTCTTTCTGGCTCTTTGTAGTTTCAATACTTACAATATTACCGTTACTCTCAATAACATTCAGAAGATACTCTGCTTTATATTTTGTCTTTCTAATTCGTAAAATCTTCTTTTCACTTACATATATACCTTTTACTTTTCCCATTGTTTACTCCCCTTTTCTTCCGTAAATTTCCTGTATGATTTCAGCCATCTTTTGTACACATTCTTCATGACCTTTGAAACCTCTTTTAAACCCGTAATCATCAACTAAAGCAAAGCCAAAAATCATCTCATCATCTGGTAGTACACGATAACAATGGTCACACATTCTTTTAAGATTTATCTTTTCTGACATTATTACCACCTTTAAACCCATTAATAATCTTTTCTAGCCAAAATAATAACCAATAATGATATGTAAAAATTCCAATATTCTTGTCAGTCATCTTAAAACTTCATAACCCCAAAATTTTGAAATGTTTTGAATATCGCATATGAATATAATCCGATTCCTAATCCTATGTATATAATAAACAACTATACAAATAGCTCTAATAACATTATTTATTTCACCTACCCTTATAATATATGAGAGTCTTCTCGCCTAAAACGATAAAGATAATTTCTTGTTAATATATATCAGGCAATTGCAACAAGATTTCTGTTTTTTCTCTTATTTGGGATATTTTATCAATGTCATGTTCTACTTCTGGAAGGATTTGACCAGAAGCATCACTATAAATCGTGCGCATTTCATCAAAAAAGTTTTGAACAGCACTATCAATGGCATCTTGCAATTTTAATTTAGCATCTGTTGGCTCACCTTCTGAAATGTATCATAATTCATTTTGTGATTTTGCCCATTTAGACATATAATCAACTCCCAAAATTTTTATAAAATAGATTTCCTAGTTCAATTTTCTTTTTTATATAATCCATTACTTCTTCAAAGGTAATCTGTTCAGTTAATACAGGGTGCATATAATTTTTCCATCCTTCCTCCAATGAACAATTAAAAAGGCTACACTGAGAAATTAAAATATCGGCAACCTTAGGAATATTGATTTCAAATTCATTCATTTTTAAAATTCTCCTTTCTCAATAAATAGGGAGTTTTACACCTTTCCTCATAAAAATAAGGGGAAGGGGTATCTACCCCAACCCCTTAGACTATAAATTCGTCAACTTTAGATTTAAGTTTTGCATTTCTCTCAATTTCATATTGTTCTTTTTCGGCACAAGATTGAGATTTTTTCATTTTATTAATCCCATAGATTACAATAATCTAAGTCGATACCACATGATTCGCATTTATTATCGTCTGAATTAGTAGTTTCGTTTGGTTTATTAGTTTCATCTTGTTTTTCTTGTTCTGATTGATTTTTATCATCTTGACCATATGTGAATCCTGTCAGGTAGTTGTCAAACTCTTGGTCTGATACTTCTTTGTAAACACCGTATTTGATAGCTTTTGCATAATCTTCATAAGATAAAGTAATTCGTTTATGCTCTTCATCACCGATTAATGTATTTACTTTAATTAAGTCAATCACTTTCTCTTCTTTATTATTTAATGCATAGTAATATGTATAATGTTTACTATTGAAATCTTTTACAACAGTGACATTGAATCGTGGTTCTTTTGGTAGTTCAGCACGTAATTCATAAATGTTACCAACAAAATCTGCAATACCTTCTAGTTCACTAATTAGGTTATCTGTTATCTTAATTCGTTCTCCAACTTTAACTGTTTCAAAGTTTTCATCTAGCACATGGAATGAAACCTCATCATTATCATGAAGTTCAACCATATACATCTCTCCATTTATATCTCCTAAAACATCCTTATCAAAGATGGTGATATCATGTAATACAAACGCTTCTCTTAAAAATTCAACATCTGAAATCTTCGCAACTCGTTTCTTACCAACGTCATCTAATGTCACTTCATTTGTTTCTAAGTTGATAATGATAACTTTACCAACAAAATCTGTATCTTTGATACGACCTAAAAATTTCTTATTATCAAAAATGCTCATATAACACATTCCCTTCGATTTAAGATTTATGCGTTTATTAACGCCTCTCTTATAATCCATTATATCATTATTTTCATCATTTGTCAAAAAGAAATCTTACATACCAGAAAGAGGTTGCTTTATGCAACCTATTAGAAGTTCTCTTTAATATATTCATCTAACTGTTCGTCAACATTGTTGCCATCTATAACAGATTCTTCAAATTCGATTTCGCCAATTTCTTCGATTGGTTCAATGTTCTCCGTTTCTGCATTATACATAGCTAAAAGTTCTTGTAAGAAACTTCTTCTTTCCATATTTGCAAATTTCTTTAATGCACGATTAACTGTTTGTGCTTGTGTCAGCACTAACATATATTCTTTAGCTCGTGAAAACCCTGTATAAAGAAGGTTAGCGTTTAATTGATATGTCATTGATTTATCAGCAATTATAATAGCTACTTTATATTGGCTACCTTGTGATTTATGAATTGTTGTAACCCAAGAGTGTACTAATTGAGATAGCACATTTCCAAACTTAACCTTAACTTTAATACCATCAAACTCTACAATAAACACTTTTTCGTCTTCATCAATATCAGTGATTTTACCTGTATCACCATTAAAAATATCCGCTACTCCACCATCCAATGTTTCAATATTATATGTGTTTACAATATTCATTACACTATCTCCAACTCTAAATGTTATTGGATTTTCCTTTCTTCCAACAGTTTTCTCTTTCTTCATTGGAGAAGGTGGATTTACAATCTTTTGAATCTCTTTGTTTAACTCAACTGTTCCCAATTTACCTTTATTAGTCGGTGAAAGAATTATAACATCATCTGGACTAAAACGCTGAATAACTCGCTTATAATTATGAATCAACCCATCACGAATATATTCTTGGTCAACCAACCAAAATACACAATCCTTACCGAATACGATACGACCTTCCGCTGTATCGTTTAAAAATCTTTTGCCTTCACGAGTATCTGTTGCTACATTTAAAATACCACCATCTGCTTGTCGGAATACTTTTTTCAATCGTGAAACCTTAATAACTCCACTATGGATAACATCATACAAGAAGTTGCCTACTCCTACACTTGGCAACTGAAAATCATCACCAACAAATAAAATTCGTGCATTTTGATTCTTTAACGCTTTAAAGAATTTAGAAAGGATAAATACGTCACACATAGATGCTTCATCAATAATGATTACATCTTCCGTAATATCTTTAATGCCTTCTTCTGTATCTTCTCCAAAAATTCCTGCTTTGCGATGGATTGTTGAAGCTTCTCTGTTTGTGTATCCTTGCATAATTTTTGATGCTTTTCCAGTCGGAGCCAATAGTGCTACCGATAAATGTTTTTTGTCAATAAATTTAAGAAGGATATTTTGAAGCCATGATTTCCCCATACCTCCAGACCCAATTAATAGTAAAATATTATTTTCATTCCAATCATGGAAGAATTGGCGTTGATTCTCTTCAAGCTCTACACCATTTTCTTCGCAGTATTCTTCAATCATTCTGTCTAACTCTTCTGTCTCAAATACTTTTTTGCTTTGCGTTTTGAATTGCACCATTTTCATTGCAACATATTTTTCTGCGTTGTATACCGCTTTAGTTGTATATCTCCCACCTACATTAACGATTCCTTCAACTTCTTGTGCTAAAACTTCTTCAATATAATTTTTATTGATGTTTAAAAGGTCAACTGCTTTATTTAAAAGAGATTTGTAATCAATCCAAGAATGACCACTTGTATTCTCTTCGTTAATGCAATAAAACAAACAGGATTTAATTCTGTGTGGAGAATGCATATCAAATCCTATAGCTTTAGCGATTTCATCAGCTTTTTTAAATCCAATACCTTTAACTTCTGTTAGTAAATATGGGTTCTTTTCAATTTTTTGAATAACGATTTGTGGATTACCATACTCTTTAACCAATTTAGCAATCATGTTGTACTTGATACTATATTTAGATAAAAATGCAAGCACCTCACTCATATCTACATTATCTAATACTTTTTTGCGTAATCTTTCGAATGTTACATCTCCAATACCTTTTACCTTTGTGTAATCAAATTCACCACTTTCAATCATTCCAATAATATCATCATCTTCGCTATATACACTATAGATATTATCTACTTGTGTAGGAGTTAAGATTGTTTCTAAGAATGCACGTTGCTCTGCAACGGTTGTTGGTCTGTTTTGTTTTAAAGCTTCTATAATGTAACTACCTGCATATTTACTACCTGTATCCTCCTTAACAATCATCGTATACTCTTCATTAAGATTCAAACGAGGAATGGTACCTTTCACACTTATGTTTGACCATTTATTTAATTTAACTTTATCAACATCATCATCGTGTACATTAACAGCATAAATCCCAAAGAAATTATCTTCATTAAAAAATAACTCTCTAGCAGGGGTCACTCTAATCTCGATTCCCATAAAAACCACTCTCCTTATTAATTTATAATATTATTATATCATTATTATATGCATTTGTCAAGAAAAATATGCTGTTTTAAGTATATTTATGTAATTTTTATCAATTTTTCTCAACTATATATAATATATCATATTCTTCCATGCTTTGTCAATAAAAAATCTTAAAAAATATTCTTTTTAAACAGTCATTAAAACAGTTTTAAACACATATAGTGTATTAAATCAAATTTTGAAAGGAGCTTAAAACATATGGTAAATGGTATTAATAGTGGCGTAATCGCTATAGATAATGGAGGAAGCTCAACTTGCGTGGTAACTAAAAATACAAAAGAATGTTTTCCATCGGTGAAAGGGTTGTATGGAAATAGAACATTGACAGATATCAATGGAAAATACGATTATATTGTTGAGTATGAAGGAAAGAAATATGTGATGGGAACTCTTGCTAAATACGACTGTCCTTATCCTCTACAAATGCACACTGATACAAAACAGCATTTATTCTTCGATTTATCTGCACTAGTCGCCATCCATCAATTCGGATTTTCCGCAAATTACGTTATATTATCAGTACCAATTGCAATGCACAATGATGAAGAAAAGTATGGAATAATCGAAAGATTATTAGGCAATCATTCTATAACAGTAAATGGTCATAAGAAAACCTTTACTGTAATGGATGTTAAAGTCGCACCAGAGACAGCAGTTGCATTTTGGATTGAAGAGCCACAAGGTAAAAATAGATTTATCGACTTAGGCTCACGAACAGTAGGATATGCTACAACTTTATATGAAGATGGTGTAAATAGATTTATCGATTCTGAAAGTGGAACATTTAAAGGTAAAGGCTTAGAAGCATTAAATGATTCCTATAATCAAGAAGCTTTAGCAGATTATATATGTGGAAGATTAATGTCTATATGGAGCGAAAGAGATAACGTTTATCTTTTAGGCGGTGGTGCTTTAGATGAATTATTAGTGGAAAGCATTAAAAAATATTTTCCAAAGTCTATAGTGATGAATAATCCTAAAATGGCAAATGCTATTGGAATGTATTTACTTGGAAGAATTGCTTATAACATGGATTAAAAACGATTGCTTTTCGCTCCTGCTTTTTCATTATTTATTATGCTGTAAAGAAAGGGGAATTTAATTGTGTCAAATAAAAAAGATGTAGATAAAATTATTGAGGATATGAAGGCTAGGACTAAGGGGAATTATATTACACAAGGTTGCTCATTTAACAAAAATTCACCTAGACAAATGGAGTTATTAAAATTTGCATTAGAACAGTCTGATTCATTTAGTGGTTTAATAAAAGAATTGCTTGCTAAGATGTTGGATAATGGAGGTATTCATCATAATGGTGGGGCGAACTTTACTCCTCAACAACAATATAGCAAACCAAAGAGTAAAGATATAGGAAATTTTTTATAAGTTTAAAACATATTTTAAAAACAACATAAATATATTGTGTTAAAAAGCAAAAATTTAAAAAACATTTTAAAGGAGTGGTTAGTATGGTTATTAAAATTGGAGGTATTGAAATTGAAAAAAGTAGTCCAACAGAGATGATGAATGATTTGACTACTGAATTGAAAGATATAGGTGTAGATAGTATACCAGAATTAATTGATTGGGTTAAAGATTTATCTATCGAAGATAAAATGGAGTTTTCGGCTATATTTGAATTATCGTTTTTTGAAAGTATGGTTGAAACTTTTAAGTCATTTTTCTTATTTTAGGGTAAAGTGAGGTGTTTTTAATGAAGGCAGTTAAATTTAGCGACTTTTTTGCAAAAAATGAGCAAAAATCGCAAAAAAATAGTGATTTTTCTCAAAAAAATGCAAAAAATGTGCAAAAAAGTGTAAAAAATAGAGAAAAATTAATAAAAAGTCATCTTATTAGGATGGCTATAATCATATCGTTTTTAGTTGTATTTGGTGCTGATATAGTTAGAATAGTTATAGCTTTTATAAGCTTGGCAATTAGTGGTTTGGTTTCGTTGCTAAATGTCCATTAGGGTATACCAAATATTATTTAGTATGTCTATATTGACCAAAAAGGTTATTTTGTAGAGCATTTGACGAATTTACAAATTTGCAGACTTATATTAATATAAATTTTCGATGTGCTCGCCTTTTTGAGATTTGCATTTTTAATAAAGGGGAGATTAAAAATGTCGACAATGACATTCAGACTAAACAATAACGGAGAGATGGAATTAGTTGGTGAGAAAATAAAAAAGGAGATGGATGAAGTTAGAAAAGTTAGCCCAGAGCCTATAAGAAAAGTTTCTAAATTTTCTAACAATTACGCATTCTCTGTTGCACCTATGGGGATGGTTGTAGCGACAGCAGTTGCAAATACAACAGGTGCAGGAGTATTTTGGGATGCTTTTATACAGTTTATATATCCATGGTTTTTAGATATAGCTAAAGTATTCTGCGCTATTAAAATAGCTCAAGGATTTTACGAAGAGCGTAGAGGTGGCAAAGATGGAGGTACAGGAATAGAGAATTTTGTACATTATGGAAAATTCTACCTACTCTTTGCATTAATTCCTTGGATTGTGGAATTAATTGATGAAGTCGGTAGTAAGATGTTACTAGAATTAAGAAATCAGTAGCTAAAGAATTTTTAGTCTTTAGCTACAATTTTTCTTATAGTTGGTCTGCTTACATTAAACATATTTGCCAACTCGGTTTTATTATATAAACCAGTTTCATACAATTCTTTAATCTTGCACTTATCTTCGTCTGATAATTTTATATAATTTGGCTCAATTTTAAATCCATTAGATTTTAAAATATCTTTTACAGTCGTCCTACTTACACCTGTGTTTTCTGATATTTTTCTTAATGATAACCTATTTTTATACATTGATATAATGTTTTTAACTAAATTATCATCTCTTGATAATAGTGATTCAGAAGTATCTCTAATTATTGGCTCACCAATATCTAAATGCTTCCATGAATTACGTGATACGATATTGAATACGTTAGTTTCGGAAGTATTGAATTTATCAGCTAAATCTTTCATAGAATATTTATTTGTTTTATATAAATTATATATATTCACAACATCGTTTTCTGTAAGTTTCGCATTAACATTTTCTTCACCTTTTATACCTTCATTTAAACCAATTGAAAAAGCATGCTTCATATTCTCTTTATTAGTTGACCATTCTAAATTATCTATATGGTTATTTTGTTTATTACCATCTTTGTGATTAACTTGTGGTTTGTTTTCTAAATTAGGTATAAAAGATAATGCTACTAATCTATGTACTTGATAGTTTCTACCTTTTCCATTTAAATAACAATACACTCGCATGTACCCATATTTATCTACTTGTTGTTTCAATATTTGACCCTTAACTAACCTTTTACCATTACGACTATTTACTCGTCTGTCTACACTACGCACTCGACCTAGATTACTAACTTCATAATAATCGCCATACTCAACAATACCTTTTAAAGATTTCCAAATTTCTTGCATAACATACACCGCCTTAACATATATTTTAATTAATTATACCATTATTTATTATGCTTATCAAGGAGGGTTGTTAAATGAAAGTTAAGCTGAATGGTAATGATTGGTATAGATTAACATCAGATTTTGGCGAAGTAAGTAAAATTCACCCAAACGGTCACAAAGGAATCGATTTAGCTATGCCAGAAGGAACTGAATTATATTCACCTGTTGATGGGGTCGTAAAAAATATTGTAGATTATGGTGATAAAAACTTAGGTAAAAGCATATTTATAGAAACAAACGATAATCAAACGGTTATAATGGGTCATTTAAGCGACTTTAAAGTTGAGGTAGGAGATGTGGTTAAAGAGGGTCAAATTGTTGCTCTATCTGGAAATACAGGACGCTCAACAGGTGCTCATCTACATCTTGGAATGAAAGATGAGAGTGGTAATTTTATAAACCCAGATGAACTTATAGTTACAGATTTGCCACAATCAACTATAACAGGAATAAGTTTTAATGGTATCAAAGATGGTTTTATTGGTATTAAGGATGATTGGAGTAATTTTTGGGATTTTATGAGAATTTGGAGAGAGGAAGGATTCTTTTATGCAGTATACGGTAAATCATTTTTCGAAGTAGTAAAAGATTTTTTTAAGGAATTATTTAGAGATATTGGCATATTTATATTAAAAAACGGTGATATATTCTTCTTAGCACCTGCAATAATTTTTATGTTTTGCACATTTTTGGTCGGTAGAAATAAATTTACAAAATGGATTGTGCCATTATGGTTTTTCTATTTCTTATCGACATTCTTTTATAAAATGATGATACAATAATGTGAAAGGAGAATGTATTATGGAATTTTGGTTATTGACAAAGATTGGTGTTGTTGTTGACCTTGTTACTAAGCTAGGATATGCTGTTGCAGGAAGTTATGTTGTAAGAACAGGTTATAGATATTATAAAGATTATAAATATTATTCGGAACAAGAAAAAGCAGAGGTGAAATAATGTGCAATTAGCATTACCAAAAAGAATTGAAACTATAGATTTTAGAAAATTCATACAAATGTATCGTGAGCCTGTTGTAACATATCAAATAACACCTAATAATTCGCCAGAAAATATGTCTATGGATGACCATTTTGGTTTCAGTAGAAGCAAAAGGAGACCACAAAGAAATCTGAAAGGTATTACCAATTTTGATGAAGATATATATTCTAATTCAACATCAGATACGTTACTTAATACTATTAGCGGTCTCTTCTCAAAGTTTTATGCACCAGAAAGAATACGATTTTATAAAGATGGTATTAAAATTAAAATGAATGATGTTGTCAGTTATAAAATTGCTATCACAAATGGTGAAATGAGATTCTATTTAACTGTACCTAAAAAATGGGCAAAAGGGTTTATTAGTGCAATTAAAAAAGATTGGGGTCAAGTAGATATTACACAAGTTAATGAAAAAATAATAGAATTTAATCCTACAAGAGCTAAAGCTATGGAAGTGCATATGCGACACCACTATGCGTTATCGATAAAATACGGTAAACAGCAGGATGATTCGCTATACTCTTCTATAGCTTCTTTAGCTTCTACCCTAGATGAAAATGATAAGCTTTTAATAGATTACAATATAGAACCTGTAAATAATAATTGGAAAGATAAAGCAAATTTGAAGATGAGACAGTTTAAAGAAGGTAGAGTACCTGCAAGAGAAGACACGTTTACATTTGGTGGGATAATAGGAAGAACAATTGATATGTTTAATGCTATATTTGATGAATTTACAAAATTAATTGAGGACTTGATGGGTGCTGAAAAAGTTGAAAAGGAGGAAAATAAGGAATTATTTGAATTACAGTATAGCGATAGAAAGTTACACGCAAACTCAAAAGGGTATAAAATGCAGATAAGAGTATTGGGTGAATCAAGCGATGACAAAAAGATAAAACACGCATTCAGAAATATAGAAACAGCTTTTTCAACACTCGATGGAGATAATAAATTTATCGTAACTCATATTAAAACAAAGCGTGGGATAAAGTCTATCATAAAAGCTGTAGAGAATAATGCTCCTATTTTAAATAAAACAAAAGATATTTATTTTGAAAAAGAAATGGAAAATATTTTAAAGTTACCGAGCAAGCAAACACTAAAAGAATATAAAAAACATATAATACAAGACAACTTCACAAGAACAGAAATCAATAGCGATTTCTTTGACAACAGCAATGGTGCTATACCATTTGCAAAAACATTAGACAAAGAGAGTAAAAGACTATATTTTGGCGGTTATGAACGAGAGTGGTGGACAGAAAAAGGAAGATATGTAAAAGAGAAAACTAAACTTGATGACCGAAGTACAGCAACAATGATATTTGGTGGAATGGGTAGCGGTAAAACTTCCGCTTCTGAAAATCAAGTGCTATATACATTTGGTGCTCATTTACCAAACAGGGAGGTTTGGCGTGAACAGTCTAAATCCGTTATCGTTTTTGATGTAGCTGATGGTGCAATGATTACGAATATTTATAATAGAGTACCAGATTGGTTGAAAGATAGAGTCGTCATTCTTAACCACTCAAACTTTAACAATCCTATTGCAGTTAATAATGCAGATTTAGCAGAGTTTAATACAAAGATAATGAATGACGAAGATTATGCTTATACTCTTGCAGAAATGGAAGCTAGACTTGTACTTGAAATATTGCAATCAGATAAATCTATATCTATGGATAGATGGTTTATTTCAGCACTTCAATGTATTCATGAGATTAACGAAGATTGGGGATATATTGAAGCAATGAGAACATTGATTGATGATGAATTTAGGCAGACAAAGGTATTACCATACATTAAAAACAAAAGATTGCAGTTAGAAATGAAAACATATGATAATATGGCTATGGAAGGTCAAGCACAAAAGATTATACAAACTATTGAAAATAGATTTAGTCAGCTAGAGCGAGACCAAAAATTATGGGATTGCATTGCACAAAGACCACTAAGAGATGAGAATGGAAATGTAAAGTTAAATTTCCGAAAGATGATGGACGGAGACGAAGATGGTGCGTATTTAATACTTGTATATATTCCGAAATCTGGCGTATCTGCACTATATAGGAAATTCATATTTGCACATTATTTCACAAAAGTATGGAATGTTGCGTTATCTCGTGAAGCAGGTTTTGCAGGTCGTGAATATAGACCAGAGACATTAGTAGTTATAGATGAGATACATCAAATTATAGACATTCCACTTGTCGGAAAGTTATTTATCGATTTGTTTAAAGAGCCTAGAAAATACTCATTGCGATTATGGTTAACTCTTCATGGGTGGTCATCATTGGCTAAAGCAGGTCGTGGATTGGAAGGAGATATAAAGCAATCAATTATGGATAATGGTTGCAATTTAATCATGCTTAAAGGTGGTGGAGAAGCGTTTGAATCATTGAGTGACTTCTTGCAACCTATGACAATAGCAGATTTTAATAGCTTGATGAATATGGATTTCTGTGGAATATTTAGGGTCGCATGGCAAAATAAAAATCACGTATTCCAAGCTAGATTATTAGAACATCTCGACAAGAATAAAGATTTTAAGAAATATAGAAATGAAGATTCTAGCTTTCTATCTTCATACAACTCTGAATATGGTAGACCTAAACAGGTTGTGCGTGATGATAATTTGGAGCGTAGTTATGAAATGCTTGAAAATTCAATCAAAAATGCTTTTGGTGATGAGGTGGAAGAGGATAAATGGGAAGAGTTAAAAAAGGTTGGTATGAGAGATTCGAAGTTAAAAAAATAAATAAAGATTGGGTCGATACTAATGTGAGACTAACAGATAGAGAGATTGAATTGTTAGAAATAATAAATTACAGAAAACTGGTAAGAAGGGATATGTTGGAAATCATATCTCCTTCTTATCGTTATTTAAGCAACAAGAACAGGACAAGAATAATCAATAAGTCTATAAGTAAAATGTTTAATTCTATGGTGATAGATAAGGTGCATGAGCCACAGCATTTTAAACGTGGAAATACGCCTGCTGTGGTCGCTTTAGACAGAGCAGGTAGTTTAATACTCGGAGTGCCATTTAAACAGCGTATAAGGCAAAATAAATATGTTTTAGGAGGTGTTGAATATATTCATAGACAGTTACCAGCAAACTTTCGCCACATCAACGGGGTCAATCAATTAGAAGTTGACACGATACTGTTTTGTGAAGAAACAGGTAATGAATTGTCTAAATGGGTGATTGAAAAGCCAATAGAGCTATTCTACGGTCAAGATAAGGTCGTTCTGATACCAGATGTTCTATTAGGGTTAAAGCTCGAAAACAGGGAGTTATTTGCGTTTTTGGAATATGATACGTCAAGCGAAAATATTAGATATAAAGAACCTCCAATAATCCGTGATAAAATTATTAAATATAAAAAATATAAATTATCTAAATTATGGGAAAAAGAACTTCCCACATTTCCGCTACTTATTCTTGTTACAGAAGATAAGAATAGGATTGGATTTTTTAATAAAGAGTGCAAAAAAAATGGTATATTAGGTGTCGGAGTTCATTCCACTAGATATGTGGATTTTTTAAATAAGATAGCTGAATTTTAGCTATCTTATTTAACATGCTTCCAAGTTTCTCTATTTACTATATTCTTTATCGTACTTTGAGATACATTAAACATTTCTGCCAATTTTCTCTGCGTATATATTCCACTAATACTATACAAATATCTTATTTCTCTAACATCATCTTCTTTTAATTTGGATGCAGGTCTATCTTCTCCAATTTGCTTTCTCGCTCTACCCTTCTTAATTGAATGGTCTTGATTTTCTTTATTTGTCACCCATTCTAAATTATTTACGTTATTATTATGTCTAACACTATCTTTATGATTTACTTGTGGCTTATTCTCTGGATTAGGAATAAACACTAAAGCTACTAATCTATGTACTTGATAAGTTTTCGAATCCATGTTTAAAGATAGTTTTACACGCATATATCCTTTATAACATTTGTGCTGTTTAAGTATTCTTCCTGTTTTTATATTTCTTACTCTACCGATGCTACTGACCTCGTAATTATCTCCACATTCGACTATATTTTTTAAAGATTTCCATATCTCCATATGTATACACCTCCAATTATATTTTATCATTATTTTTTACATTTGTCAAGTGACATTTTTAGCAGGTAGTTCAAACCGACAATATACAATATATAATATATTATTAATAATATATAGTAATACAATACAATAATGTAATAATGTAAATATGATATTATATATTGTTAATTGTCGGTTTAAGCAACGTGCTACAGAAATTAAAATAAAGGCTATTAGAGACGTTTTAATCTCTCCGAATATAATAAGTCATCTAAGCAAATAAAAACGCCACAGAGGGCAAATTTGAGCTTCTGTGGCTATTATAATGCGTTTATACTTTGTAACAATTTAATTTGGATGTTTCTATCTGCATTTTTAATCATATCCAATAACTCCTCTCTCGATAGCTCATCAAATTTTTCTAATGGCACACGATAATTTGTATCAACAACAACCAATTCATCTAACGATTTTTCAGCCATATAATCATTTAGTGTAGTTGTTATATTGGCATGATTACCTTGTCGTTGCATGGCTTTTAAATCGTAGTTTGTCAGCAACGCAACTTCTTTAATACTCGATTTCTTAAATGAGTGGAATGTGATGTTTCTTTCACCAAAATCCATATTCTCACGAATGTAGTTCATCATCTTGTTAATTGATTTATTCGTTAGTCGAAATATTTTTTCTCCACCCACCAAATCTTTTTGCTTCATTAATTCATTATATAGGTCATCTGATATTTTCTTATAATCCCATTTATTACCTTTATCTAAAGCTTTTAAAAACCATTGACCATCACGATTAACAAGGTCAGTCCATTTTAAATTTTGAATAGCTGTCTTACGAAATGCCGTTGCATAAGCGACACGAATCAATAACGCCTTTTCAAATCCTTTTCTTGTCTTTGAAACTAAGTTAATAACATCGATAACTTCTTGATGAGTTAAAGCGTCATAAGATTCTTTATCGTATTCATTGTATCTCTCTAAATTAAACCATGAAGCTTTAACATCAAATCCATAATCTTCAAGTTTCATATAGCATTTCTTTAATGCAGAAATTTTATTATTTACAGTAGCTGATTTGTAATGCTTTTTTAAATTAGTTTGATAAGTTTCGATTTGAGGTTTTGTAAAAATTAAGTCGCTCTCAACAAGATTTTCTAACTCTTTATTTCTCATCGTTCTAAAAAAATCACGAATTGCTCTTTCATAAGTCTCTCTTGTATTTGGACTATTTTGTTCTGTACGAGTTAAAAATGTGTTTATGCAATTCCAAACATTCTTGTCGTCTTTAGAGTTAAATTGAATAACCTTTTCGTTTGCTGCCATTAATATCATCCCCTCTTCAAGTATCATTATAATTTTATTATAGCATACATATATGTTTTTGTCAAATATATATTTAATTTAAAAATTTTTATAAAAATTAGTCATCTTTTTGAATCGATAACATATAATGTATTAAACAACATGAAAGGAGTGCTACATCAATGAGTTATGAAAATGCATGGAAGGAAATAGTGAATATCATCTCGAATGTAAAGGATTCGAAAATAGATGATGACTTAGATACAATCATTATGTGTGTAGAGTTTTTACAAGAAGAGTTGAATAAAAAAGAAGTTGTTTAAGCCTGCCATTTTAGCAGGTTTTTTCTTTTATATTTTTAGCAGGTTGTCTAAACCGACAATTAACAATATATAATAGTATTATATATAATAATATTAATATTACTAATCATATTGTATTATATATATGTATATATATATTATATATTGTTAATTGTCGGTTTGAGCAACCACCTAAAAAAATTAAAAATAAAAATCAAACGCCTATAAAGCAATACTCGTTTGATTCTCCTTCACCATCATTAGCCCATCCTTTATGATTTACTAACAATAATTTTTTATCTTTAATTACTTTGAGATGAGAGTAGAAAGTATCTTTTCCAATACCAATATTATTTACAATTTGTAAAAGAGGTATTGACTTCGTGTTTCTTTTATTTAAATTGTAACATCTTGATTTGAAAAAGAAATATAACATTAAATCGATATTGTCCAGTTGGCTGTCATAGACAAGTTTGATAAACTCTTTTATGGTAACTTTATGTGTGTTTGAATAATCATATAAGCTACCAACCTCTCCATTATATTCAAACATGAAACTAGGCTCTTTAACTTCGTAATTTCTGTTTTTGACAATGCTTTTAATTTTTTTATAGATAGGGAGATTTTTATTTATCATATTTAAAGTTATAAACTCTCTTATCTTGACATTATTGTATTCATCTTCACTATACACAACAGAAATAGGATAATCTTTAATTGTCTTTAATAATCCAATTTTTTCTAGTATACCATCCTTTTTTATTATGTGGTCGATTGATTTTGTCGATTTACTATATCCTAATATCTGCTTTATATCTGCGTTCTGCAAGTACGTTCCATTATTAACATCTACAAACTGTGCATACTTATATAGAAAGCTTACACAAACTATGTACGCATAAGCAAATGATGATTGTTGAATGTTAGTGCCTCCGTTTTTATTTTTGATATTTCTGGACAAGTCTCTGAAAATATCATTTGGAATTTGTACATAAGCGTCATTCCCATACAGATATTGTATGTTTTCAAAATGTTTAATCATATATGTCATTTATTATCATCCCCTTTACCGTTTCTGTTTAAGCAACCTGCCAAACATCTAATTACATTATAATACTAACAGAAATGTTTGTCAAGAAAAATTATTAAATCGAATTACTTCCTCTATATAGTGTGTTTTTTTTGACAAATGTAACAAATAATGATATAATAAAGATAGGGGTTAGATAAAAATAGTAACCCTATATACAACAGAAAGAGGTGAAAGGGTTGGGTGCTGTATCGATAGATGTACGCAGAAAAGAACGAGAATACGAAAATTTAACTCTATCAGATAAGAACGTAGTAAAATACCTAATCCTATACAGAAGCAAAGTTGATGTATCTTATAACGCTAACACGAATATCGATATTGAAAAGGCAGGAGACATATTTGATTTTAATCAAGAATTGATAGCTTTGTATTCCTCCTTAGATATTACTATAAAATTATGTGACTTTAAACAAAAACAGATGAAACTATTAGAGCTACTATTTGAAGGAAATAAAATACACGACATTTGCAATATGGATATAGGATATAAGAAAAGTGCTACTTACGACTTATTTGATAGGATGGTAGACAAGATAGTTGAAGTCAACAATAAACTTTGGAAGGAATCGATGAAGGTACAAGGGTATATAAAAGAAACTTAAAATGTAAAGGGGCGTAAAAAGTGAAAATTCAACTTCCGAATGGTAAACAACATTTACTAAAAGATGATATTACCTTAGAGGAAAAGGTTAGAGTTGTAGAAGAATTAATTGAACAATGGAAAAGTGAAATTGAGAACGGTTGGGATAGTAATGCTGTGAAGTTCTTTTTAGATTCCTTATCTAATTATTTGGTATGGCATAAAGATGAGGATGCTAATAAAGAAGATAAAGAGGTAATGTCAAAAAATAAAACAAATCGGTTATATCGTGGCAGAAAAGATACACCGTTTTCTAGTTTAAGCAAAAAAGATAAAAGTAATTTATTTGGCGAAGTAAGAGGTGGATAGTAATGGCTAATAACAGAGCAGAAAAAAGTTTATCTGTAATGTCTAACTCCAAAGCTTCGCAATGGTGCTACGTTAATGTTGATAACGAATTTGAATTTATGGGAAAGATATTCATTATAGACGATAGCGTAGAAGAGTATAAAGTATATAACAAAGCAAAAGATGTTTATGATTTCACAAATGAATCCTATATGGAAGAGATTTTAGTAGTTTTATATAATGATAATACGATAAAATTTTACAATCAAAATTATGATGAAATCAAAAATGATAAAATTTTGGTGAAAAGCTAGCTTACAAGCAAAGGAGTGAATATGTTGAACTTATCAGAACTAATTAAAAAAGTCTCCAAAGACAAACGTATTAAAGATATGGGAATACGACAATATGAAGTAAAAGTTATTATAAAGGTTTTTATAGAACTTTTACTAAAATCGCTTTTAACTTACGGAGTGGTCAAAATACAAGGACTATTTACATTAAACATTCGTAAAGCGAAAGGTAGGAAAATAGCCAACCCTCAAAGTGGTAAACATATGTATAGCAAAGATTATTATAAAGTGGGAATAGAGCCTTCTAAAAATTTGAAGGAAGGGTTGGAAAAACTTAGGGATGGTAAGTAATAGTGGGAGATAAGGAATTTTCCACGATAAATGAATTAGCATAATATTACGGATTAAATAAAAAGACCGTAAGATACAGATATAAAAATGGTAAACGCCTGCAAAGAGCTTATCAAACCTACAATATAATATAATAAAGGAGAGCATATTATGATATACATTGCAGATACAAACACATTAATTGATTTTCCAGAGGTACTAGACGAGTATCATGTTTTAATTCCTTCTCATGTAAATAGAGAGATTGAAAATCTGGAATTAACAAGAAAGAGCGATAGAACGCTTCAATGGAAAATCAGACGTTTAAAAAATAAGATTGATGAAAATGATAACGCTTATGTAAATATTAAAGATTACAAGTTTACTTTAGATGATGAACTTGACCCACAATATACAGACAACATTTTGCTACAAGTTGCATATGATGAGGGTTATGGAATCATTACTAATGATAGGTTACTTCGTAGAAAATGTAAACAGTTTGGAATCGAGTTTATAAATCCTAACGTATCAACATTTGTTGAACATAAAGGATTTAAAGAAGATTTTATGGTGGAAAGTGAATTAGAGAAGATTTACAATAATTTGAGCGAAAATACATATAACTTGTTGGTAAATGAATACTTAGTTATTTACGATGACGCTGTAACAGATGATTTAAAGATTCTTGACATTTTTAAGTGGAATGGTCAGTATATGGAGACATTAAAAAGAAATAAAAGAAGTGGAAAAATTGATTTAAGCTTTAAAACATCTCAATTCGACAAGTTTGTGCCAAAAGACGCTTATCAAATGATGGCTGTAGACAGCATTCTTCATAATCAACTTACTCAAATTAGAGGTCGTGCAGGTAGTGGTAAATCTAAGATTGCATTAGAGACAGCGTGGCATTTAATTGAGCGTGGAGAATATGAGAGATTAGTAGTTTTTGTCAACCCAACTCCTGTAAGAGATTCACAAGAGATGGGATTCTATAAAGGAGACAAGCTAGAGAAACTAATGCAATCATCTGTAGGTGTAATGCTTAAATCTAAATTTGGCGATGAGATTGAAATCGAAAGACAGATAATTCAAGGTCGCCTAGACATTCTTCCATTTGTTGATTTGCGTGGATATGAAACAGGTGAAAAGAGAACTATCGTATGGATATTGGAAGCACAAAATTTAACTACGGATTTGATGAAGTTAGGGTTACAGCGTATTTCAGAGAATACTAAGGTAATTATAGATGGAGACTTTTGGGCACAAGTGGATAAAGATGTTTATGCAACTAACAATGGTATGAAGAGGGTTTCAGAGATATTTCGTGGAGAGAGTATATATGGGGAAATTGAATTGCAAAATATATATAGAAGCAAAATTGCAGAAATTGCCGACAAGATGTAGATATATTGTTAATAGAAATATATAATAATAATATAATATTTAATGTAGGAATAAAAAGAGGTCATGAGCATTTTTAAAGCGAAACCAACTCACGTTTCCTGAGCGAATTGAGTAACACACTAGCGAAAATTATCCTTGTAAGTTTTAAAATAATATAAGATATATTCTTGACAAATGTAATAAAAAATGATATAATTGTGTTACACTAAATAGTGTAGTTGATATTATAGATAAAATGTAGTTTATATATTAGGTGGGTGAATTGAAAGGGGGTGTAATCTTTGAGTAGACTAGATTTGCTCCAATACCCACCATCTTACCCATATAGCGAAGTTGTAGACAGAAT